AAAATCGATACTGGAAAAACTCTAACTCGGTGGCCAGTTTTTGTTGACCACTTCATCCACGGATTTATCAATAAGTCTTTACGTGAAGTTTTCGACGTTACGCGCATGATTCTGTCAGCGAAAGAAGAGTTGGCTAATGAACCGCACCCGATTGATGGTCTGTCCGGTGAATATGCGGAGAAATCCCTTGAAGAATGGGCGGAACAGATTCGCAAAGGAGACAACCAGTGAGTGAGTCAAAATGCCAAATTAATGGCAACAAGATAGAACAGTGTACGGCTCTGGCAAAATCCCTTGAGCATGATGCTGAATACACGACGCGAAAAGGTCTGCTGATATACAAAATCTGGAATGAGAGTTTAACTCGCGGCCCTGATTTGGTGATGTTGCGTTCCGGTGAATTTTCTAAATCACCAGTGCGGGTTTCATTTTGTCCGTTCTGTGGTGAAAGTCTGAAAACGTGGGAGAACAGAAATGAATGAAATTAAAGAAATACCAGTAGTACGTGATGAATTTGGCTGCTGGACGCATCCTGAATATGAAAAATTCTGTGATGGTAGAGAACATATTTCAACGGAAGAGTTTAATGCCTGGATGGAGGAAAATAATCTTCAATGGACCATCAGAACTATGGATGAAGATGATTTTAATCTTGATGCAGATGGTCCTGATATTTCCACCTGGGAACCGGAACGACCAGAGGGCGATGGATGGTTTATTGGTTCAATACATGACACCGAAGATGGCCCGGTTTGTGTCTGGTTGCGAAATAAGGCTGAAGCGTAAAGGCGATAAATCACCTGGCAACAAAACACTGAAAATTTAAATCAGAAGTGATTTTTATTAAATCCTTAACCGGAGGGATTCCTGCACCCTCAAATCATCAGGAGGCCGCCCGAAAGGGCGGTAAGAAATGACTACATTATTTAGAAAAGAATATCCTCGAAGAAGTAGGGCTATAGAACTCTTGTTTCTCATTCTATTTATCGTGTTGCTGATACCGATATCCCCGTTAATCCTGGTCTGGGTAATTGGAAAAATAATTGAACCAGTTATTGAGTTATATACCGATGTGACATGGGAATCATTCAGGGCGCTACACAATAAATTTAATCCGTATAAGGAAAACTGATATGACCACCATTACCAAAGAACGCGCGGAGATTAAATCATTCATCACAGGCTTCCTGAGCGACCCGGCGCACGATAACCAATCCTCAGACAGCCTGCTTGCCAATGTGTTTCGTATCGCACTGGCTTCGCTGGAAGCAGAGCCAGTGGCGTGGAAGGCAACCTTCACGCAAATTGACAATAAATATAATACGTTCACCACTATGTATTCTGACAAAGCAGAAGTCGAACGCTGGGTGCGACTGCATGAAATAGGTGACTTTCGGGCAGAAATAACACCGCTTTACGCAGCGCCGTCAGCGCCGGTAATTCCGGATGGTTGGATAAGCTGTAGTGAGCGGATGCCTGAAAAGAACCAGAACGTGCTTATTTCGGTGAATTTCGATAGCTCTCTGGTTGAACCGCTAATATGCTCCGCACGCTATACAGGAAGCACATTCCGGCGAGGAGAAGCAACGATTAAGCCGGGTAATGGTATTGAGCAAGCAACTCACTGGATGCCGCTACCAGAACCGCCGCAGGAGGTGAATCAATGAGCTGGCCTGAAGCGTTCACAACGGTAGGGATTGCAATGGCGGTGGCGCTGGTGGTGTATTCTATTTGCCGCTGGGGGTAAGGTATTAAAAAACGCCCCGCACACAGACGTTGAGCGCCTGAGATGTGGGGATAGGGAGTTAGTTTAATAGTTATACAACAATACCTGATTTTATATTGAAGCAAGAAATAGGTTGCTACATATTGAATCATGCGCGTGTACGTCAAATATGGGAGGTCATCGTGCTGGTTCTGAAATGTGCGCTGGCTATTGCGGCAGTAATGGCAATTTATTGTCTTGTTATCGTTCTTATGAATCACCTCTCTGATTGATTTTATATTGGCGAGGTGACGTGAGTTAAGTAGAATTGCTGCGGGTGCTTGAGGCTATCTGCCTCGGGCATGAACACCAACGGCAGATAGAGAAAAGCCCCAGTTAACATTACGCGTCCTGCAAGACGCTTAATATTAATCTGAGGCCATATCTATGCGACACATAGAGATTAGCCTCTTACGGACCGAAAGGTCAAGGAGAAGCAGGCTATGAAGCAGCAAAAGGTGATGTTAATCGCCCTGATCGTCATCTGTTTAACCGTCATAGTGACGGCACTGGTAACGAGGAAAGACCTCTGCGAGGTACGAATCCGAACCGGCCAGACGGAGGTCGCTGTCTTCACAGCTTACGAACCTGAGGAGTAAGAGACCAGGCGGGGGAGAAATCCCTCGCCACCTCTGATGAGTCAGGCATCCTCAACGCACCCACACTTAACCTTACTAGCAAGTGGCTTTAATATTATTGTAACATTTTCATGCTCGCATGTGTTTTCTGTTGTTATGAATTAGGTACAGGGTTCTTATGCTTCTTTATCGCGATGAGCTTGCAACTGATTGTTAGTTGCTATTGGTGGGGGAAGGGATATACTTTAAATGAGCAAAAAAGAGAAGTTGAGGTGGCGTCTGAATCAGCTTCCAAAGGATTTTACATGGGATGAACTCGTGACGTTGCTTGGGCATTATGGTTTCGAAATGCTTACCGGTTCAGGCTCAAGAAGGAAGTTTACCAATGCTAATGGAAGGCTTGTGGCTTTTCATTGCCCACATCCTGGCAATATTGTTAAAGGATATGTGCTTAAAGAAGTGAAAAATCTTTTGGATGAGATTGATAGTTATGAGTAATGTGCTGAGTTATAAAGGTTATTTTGGCAGCATTGAGGTTTCACTTGAAGATAACATACTTCATGGGAAAATTCAGTGCGTAAACGATGTTGTAACCTACGAAGCGGAAACACTGGATGGGTTAAGGGCGGCGTTTGAAGAAGCTGTTACAGATTATCTCGACACATGCAAGCAGTTAGGGAAATCTCCTGATAAACCAATGAGTGGTACTTTTAACATCAGAATTGGTCGCGATCTTCATAAGAAAGCGTTTTTGGCTGCAATGGCGGATAAGACGACGCTTAATGATTATGTGCGTAAAGCTATCGAAGAAAAGATTGCTGACAAAAAAGAAGTTCATTCTCATTCGGAAAGCGAAGAAACGACAGATACATTCGTTTGGGAAAAAGCATTCTCTTTTGGTTATGTCATTTCCCCTTCAGCAAGAACAAAAAAGAAAGAGGCTGGTGAGCGATGGATGCGTCACTGATGTTACAAAATATTAAGTATGCTGGTTTCGATATTGTTTCCAGTAGTTTCAAGGATAACACTAGTGATGATGGAGGGTTTTTTAAGGTCTCGATCGAGGAAGTTAAATTTTCTTCGGGGCGCGATGATGATGGTACCTGTTGGTTCCGGATTGGATTTTCGCCATCGATAAAAGGGTATCCCGATAGAGATGGTGCCGGGGATGAAGAACCCTCTTTTGAGCTAAAGATGGAGCTGATTACGGACTTTGATATCATGAATGGAGAGTTGATCGATGAAAAATTCTTTGTGAAAAATTCATGGTATTTTGAGAATTTCATGTCGTTGACGTTAAAATTGGCGGTGGACTCTGTTCTTAAGCACACGTCGTTAAGCGATATTTATTTCCCCTGGTATTCGCCGGACTCAGCTTAATAATCAAGCCCGCCGATGCGGGCTTTGTGTTATTCCTGTGTTCTGGTTTACAATTCACATGCCAGCCTGAACAACTGGCACCTGCTGCGCCAGCAGAGAAAACAGATGGCGCACAAGACCAAATTACACAATTCTGATACCGATCGTGCCAGCAGGCACGATCGGCGTTCTCATGCATTCAAATATGACTGGTACCAGCATGACCCATGCACTGCAGAACAGGCCGAATGGCTGATTCATAACTACCGCAGACGTGGATACGAGATTAAGAAAGCCCTCAGCCTCGATTATCGTCACTGGATAATCTACGTCAGGCTGCCGTACTCCGAGCGCCCACCGCGTCCGTCCCGCACATTCCAGCAACGCATCTGGAGGTAACGTGAGGGTATTAGTGACTCCTGAAATTGCTCACCGCCTGGGGATTGTACTTTTCAGGCCCGGTCCTGATGCGATGCCTTTGTTTATGCAGGGGCGTGTGCTGGTGGAGCCTGAACCGAAAAGCATGCGCGGGCTGCCGTCCGGAGTTGTTCCTGCCGTTCGCCAGCCGCTGGCGGAGGATAAATCATTACTGCCATTTTTCAGCGATGAGCGGGTGATTCGTGCTGCCGGCGGCGCTGGTGCACTGTCTGACTGGCTCCTGCGTCATGTTAAATCCTGCCAGTGGCCTCATGGTGACTACCATCACAGCGAAACCGTCATACATCGTTACGGTACCGGCGCGATGGTGTTGTGCTGGCACTGCGACAACCAACTGCGTGACCAGACCTCAGAATCACTTGAGCAACTTGCTCAACAAAACCTGACAGCATGGATGATTGACGTCATCCGTCACGCAATAAGCGGTGCGCAGGAGCGGGAATTATCGCTGGCTGAATTATCTTGGTGGGCGGTCTGCAATCAGGTGGCGGACGCACTACCGGAGGCAGTATTACGTCGCTCTCTGGGGGTACGAGAGGAAAAAATCCGCTCTGTGTACCGCGAAAGCGACATCGTACCGGGAGAACAGACAGCCACCAGCATACTGAAGCAGCGCACAAAAAATCTTGCGCCGTTGCCTCACGTCCACCAGCAACAAATCCCGCCACAGGAAAAGACGGTGGTCAGCATTGCCGTTGATCCAGAGTCTCCGGAATCTTTCATGAAGCTGCCTAAACGTCGCCGCTGGGTTAAGGAGAAATACACACGTTGGGTTAAGACACAGCCGTGTGCTTGCTGCGGTATGCCAGCCGACGATCCGCATCATCTGATTGGTCACGGTCAGGGTGGAATGGGTACAAAAGCGCATGACCTCTTTGTGTTGCCTTTGTGCAGAAAGCATCACGACGAGCTGCATGCGGATACCGTGGCATTTGAAAAGAAGTATGGCTCCCAGCTGGAGCTGATATTTCGTTTTATCGATCGTGCGCTGGCAATTGGCGTATTGGCGTAAGTGGAGAACGAGCATGAACCTTGAAGCCTTACCAAAATATTACTCCCCAAAATCGCCAAAATTGAGCGATGACGCACCGGCGACAGGCTCAGGTGGTTTAACGATTACGGATGTGATGGCTGCGCAGGGGATGGTGCAGTCGAAAGCACCGCTTGGGTTTGCCTTATTCCTGGCAAAAGTTGGTGTTCAGGATCCTCAGTTTGCTATTGAAGGCCTGCTCAATTACGCGATGGCACTGGGTAACCCGACATTGAACAAATTGAGTGAAGAAACACGGCTGCAGATTATTCCTTATCTCGTGAATTTTGCCTTTGCTGATTATTCTAGGTCTGCGGCAAGTAAGGCTCGCTGTGAACATTGTGCAGGTACGGGATTTCATAATGTATTGCGCGAAGTGGTGAAACACTACAGAAGTGGGGAATCTGTTATCAAGGAAGAATGGGGGAAGGAACTATGTCAGCATTGCCATGGTAAGGGCGAAGTCAGCACAGCGTGCAGAGGGTGTAAGGGTAAAGGTATTGTCCTGGATGAAAAAAGAACCCGGCTTCATGGCGTACCGGTTTATAAGTTTTGTGGGCGTTGTAATGGAAACAGGTTTAGTCGTTTACCGACCACACTGGCACGACGTCATGTCCAGAAGTTGGTACCGGACCTGACAGATTATCAGTGGTACAAGGGGTATGCGGACGTCATTGATAAACTGGTAACAAAGTGCTGGCAGGAAGAAGCGTATGCAGAAGCACAACAGAGAAAAGTGACAAGATAAAAGATTTTCACCGAACGATGGCGACATAACGATTGTATTTTCTAAGGAAACGTGCAAAGAGTTTTCCAATGATGAGCCTTATATGCATACCGGTGGAAAATATCAATAAGCCGCGCAGAGTGGTTTTTTTGTGGACATAAACTTTGTGCAGAACGGTAACCATTCTGGTTGCCGTGAATGCAGTTTTTTTACATTGCTGGCTTTTTTAGATTTGTGTTAGTCATTGATATTAACAAGAAGGGGAAAAGACATGCTAAAACGGCAGGATATGAAGGAAACGGTTATGCGTGAATGTTCCAGTGTGATTAACCATATCATCTTGGGAAGCCATCCTGATGCAGGGAAGAGGTAACAGTAACGTGCATCAATCAGGCTGCAAATAAATGGCTTACGCCGGAAATCTGGCTATCGATGTATTACCGGTTTGTTACCCATGAAGAAAATTAAGGTGATAACGAAACTGATTTTATAGGTGTCTTGTCAGAGTGTTGCGACGAAACTGGTGTTGGCAGTGTAGGGAAAATAGTAGGATGAAAATTATAAATTGCTTTAAATGAGATTGATTTCCCTCATGTTATGAGATATTTGTCTTATATTGCTGGTTAATTATGAGAATTTTTGTAAATCTACAGCAATAAAATCCATATTAATTAAAGCACTAGATGCGTTTCTGATTTGTGCATGAAACATACATACCATAATGATTAATTGCATCTATAATTACAGATACAGCATTGTGCTGTTAAAAAACTGGAGTCCCCATGAATACATTATATGTAAGTGATTCAAATGAAAAAACTCATGACAGGAATAAAAACAATGAGGATAGTAAGGGTAAGGATAATAAAAAAGACAACCGGAAAGAGTAAATAATCTTTCCTGCATAAAAATACTAGGGTGGAATATGTCAGAACATCCAGATTTTGATGACCGTAAGCCTGATGATGAGCCCGTTGAGCGTCCTGATGAGGGGCAACCATTGAACCCTTTTTCACCGGATGATAAAAGAGAACCTATTATTTAGATATAGCAGAATATAGCCGTTTAAAGTAGGTTGTGTTTTGTTGCTATCCTTAAGCCACCTCCACAGGAGGTGGTTTTTTACTAATGGAACATTAATTGGTAGATGTGATTGTGTACGACTTATGGGAGGCTTAAGATTATTTTCTGCCAATAATAAAACCAAGCGTTAACCCTATGCTTAGAGCGACCACCACGCTAGTCAGTGGATAATTTCTAAATTTATCTTTAACGTTTTCTTTGCCTGCCTGCAAAGCATCGTCAGCACATGATACATATTTTTTGACAGTATTAACTATTTCGTTTTCAGATTGATTTGAAGTCATGTTTGAAGTCCTGATGTTAAGTGGCTTTTTAATTATAGCAGATATGCTTTCAATGATAGGGCGGAGAGCTGTTATTGAGGTGATACTATGACCACTCAATCAACATTACATAAAATGACGTTTACTCCTGTTTGGCACAGTAGCAGAATTTTGCTTCTGCTACTGAAGTCGCTTTAGCACTAGAATATGCTGATGGATAAAGCAGTTCAGCGTATGTACTGCGTCATGCATATCGGTCTTGCAGATATGACGAGAAGGGGAGACAAGGTGTGTGTAATGTAGAAGTCTTTAAAGTGCTGCCTGGGATAACTCTATGCTGAAGTGCAATTGATAAAAGTAACACGATAAAGGTTTTTCAATGAAGATGGCAACGTGATGCTTGCATTTTTCAAAAAATATGGATAAAATCCCCTCAATGATGGGCTTTGTATATCTGATGTTTAGAAAGAAAATTAGAAAACCCGCTGATGAGCGGGTTTTGTGCTTTAAATGGGGCAATGGTGATGTTGAACCTCATCCCGGGACTCATGTCTGTTAACTTATTATTTAGCTGGTGACTTAGTTATTTGCCTGATGTTTAAAATGTTTTCTTCCAGTACAATGTCCCTAAACACAATGAGTCTGCTTATTATATTATTAGCAGAGCTATTACGGCCAAAGTACAGCATAAGCTTTTAAAGCCAATCAACCAGTCATCAAGGCAGACGGGGTTATTCATAAAAACTCTCCATGTGTGATCCGATGGGGCTTAAAGTAAAAGCTTTAATATAGTTCATGAAAGATAAACATTGGCAGCTGAAGGTCCACGTAGACCATTGATTCGGCAAAATTCCACGCGTAATCCTGTGGTAATTTCTTCTGCATCGCGGAGATTGAGAGCAGAAACGTGCAGCTGGACATCGATACGGCCATCGGATGGTATGATAAGACCTTTGCCGCTTTTGTAGTCAAAGGTTTTGACAATTCCTGTCATTTTACGGGACAAAAAAATTCCTTAATACTGATAACTTGGCGCACTATACACACGTTCCTGAAGAAAGCTATAGTTTTTTGATGGGGTTGAAGATGGCTGGATGTCTAAAATAAACATTGCTTCATATGTTCAACTATGAGTTAATGATTGCGTCGGTTTGAAGAACAGACGATATACGAAGTAGTTTACTAAAGCAGTTCTCATTTCAGGTGTTATTCACTTATTCCTTCTTTGAGTCTCTCCAATTAAGTACGAAGTCGTTTCTGTTATACAAACCATTTATGCCGAAAGGCTCAAGTTAAGGAATGTAGAATGTCAAATAAAATGACTGGTTTAGTAAAATGGTTTAACGCTGATAAAGGTTTTGGCTTTATTTCTCCTGTTGATGGTAGTAAAGATGTGTTTGTGCATTTTTCTGCGATTCAGAATGATAATTATCGAACCTTATTTGAAGGTCAAAAGGTTACCTTCTCTGTAGAGAGTGGTGCTAAAGGTCCTGCAGCAGCAAATGTCATCATTAATGATTAAAATTCATAGTTTGTCTGTATACGATAACGAAGAAGGCTGATGCCTGAGTGGAGATACAGACAGAGTGGCGAATATTGGATCTCTTTAATAAAGAGTAAGGAGGTCCAATACATGAAACAATGGCCAGCATATTTGGTAATAACTTAATCAGGAAAAGTATGCTAACCATTGTGGTGAAGTGCAGGTTTGCTGCATGAATAGTTTTACAGCAGAAGCTAACTGCTGGCATAGCAAAACAAAGTGCGTAAGTGGATGACTCTCACAAAAAGCACCACAATATTAAACCCGCTCAGGCGGGTTTTTTATTATCTGCTTTAAATATATTATTAAAATATAAAAAATACTTGTTGCGAATAAAATCAATCAGGCTACAGCTTTAAGATTTGTCTGGAATACTTTGTTGCAATGAGGGCAGATCAAAAGGGCACCTTTTTGTACTCTTGAAAAACTGTGTTCTGACTCTTGGGTGCAGTTTGGGCAGGAACATTTAACGAGATAATTACGGCGTGATTTTGAGTCTTTACGTTCTGACATAGGCTTTTCCTGTATAAATGGCCGTATACAGTACACTAAATATGAAAACATTTCTCTTATTATTAATTAATATATGATTTTCTTTCAAAATAATTAACCACATTTTTAATGTGTATGTTTTTTTAGCGCCGTTGAGAACAACGTGTGCTGTAAAAACTACCCCGTAGACTCCGATATTTTCAAACATATTGCACCATCCGTGTACATCGGGGTGAGGATATGAAATCAATGGATAAGTTAACAACAGGTGTTGCGTATGGCACATCGGCGGGTAATGCTGGTTTCTGGGCATTGCAGTTACTCGATAAAGTAACTCCGTCACAGTGGGCTGCAATCGGTGTGCTGGGTAGCCTGGTTTTTGGCCTGCTGACGTATCTGACAAATCTTTATTTCAAGATTAAAGAAGACAGGCGTAAGGCCGCGAGAGGAGAGTAATCCAATGACTCAAGACTATGAACTGGTTGTGAAAGGAGTCCGTAATTTTGAGCATAAAGTTACGGTAACTTTAGCCTTACAGGACAAAGAACGCTTTGACGGTGAGATTTTTGAGCTGGATATCACTATGGATCGTGTTGAAGGTGCTGCACTGGAGTTTTATGAGGCAGCAGCCAGAATGAGAATCAGACAGGTATTCCTGGATGTTGCTGCCGGGTTATGTGAAGGGGATGAGCAGTCGCCGGAAAAGCGCCCCATAATTTTAGAGGCGCAGAATGTGTGGATAACCTACAAAGGAAAGCTACCGGGAAGAATTACTGGTTCTCTGAAGACGCCACCGACGGCATTGCGGTCAGAAAAAGATGATATTGAATCGCTCATTGAAAAACTGGAGGGCAGCGTCGCTGATCTGAATAAAAAATTGTCGGTGCTTATTCCTTCTGAAGATGAAAAAAAACGCCGCGATGAGCAGTTTGCGGCGTTTTACGATTATTGCATTGAAGTTACTCGCAGGAATTTTGTGAAGATTTTTGAGGAGGGTAAATCTCTTCAGTAAGCTTAATGGCGGACGCTGCAATTAATTCAGGAAGGTCCGCAAGGTCATCTGTCAGTGGATATGATGAAAAATCGGCGGCAGTTCTGTTAAGAAGCGCTTTAACTAATTCCTTTTCCTTCTCCGGCAACAAGTTGATTAGAGCTACGACTGCTTGCCTGAGTGCGATAAAAGTTTGTTTTGGTAGATTTGTGTAATCCATAGTCACCTCTGTGTTTATCAGATTGACATCCTCCTCCCGCCAGTGCCCATCACTGGCGAGGTAAGATTTAACATATCCGGGGATTTGAAGCCGATAAATCCTGATAAATATCCATGAACGTAAAAATCAGATACAGCCTGTCGGCTGCTGTTCTGGCTCTGATTGCCGCCAGTGCTCCTGCCCCTGACATTCTCGATCAGTTTCTGGATGAAAAAGAGGGGAATCACACCACTGCATACCGCGATGGCTCCGGCATATGGACCATCTGTCGGGGAGCAACGATGGTGGACGGTAAACCTGTTATTCCGGGAATGAAACTGTCGAAGGAAAAATGCGCCCAGGTTAACGCCATTGAGCGGGATAAGGCGCTGGCATGGGTGGAGCGCAATATAAAAGTTCCACTGACCGAGCCACAGAAAGCCGGTATCGCGTCATTCTGTCCCTATAACATTGGCCCCGGTAAGTGTTTTCCGTCGACGTTTTATAAGCGGCTGAATGCCGGTGATCGTAAAGGCGCATGCGAGGCGATTCGCTGGTGGATAAAGGACGGTGGACGTGATTGCCGCATTCGTTCAAATAATTGTTACGGTCAGGTTATTCGTCGTGACCAGGAAAGCGTATTAGCCTGTTGGGGGATAGAGCAGTGAGCAGAGTTGCCGCGATTATTTATGCTCTGGCTATCTGCATCATCGTCTGCCTGTCATGGGCTGTTAATCATTACCGTGATAACGCCATCGCCTACAAAGAACAGCGTGATAAAAAAGTCAGTGAGCTGAAGCAGGTGACCGCCAACATTACTGACATGCAGCAGCGCCAGCGTGCTGCTGATGCACTCGATGCTAAATACACGAAGGAGTTAGCTGATGCGAAAGCTGAAAATGATGCTCTGCGTGATGATGTTGCCGCTGGTCGTCGTCGGTTGCACATCAAAGCAGTCTGTCAGTCAGTGCGTGAAGCCACCACCGCCTCCGGCGTGGATAATGCAGCCTCCCCCCGACTGGCAGACACCGCTGAACGGGATTATTTCACCCTCAGAGAGCGGCTGATATTGATGCAAAAACAACTGGAGGGGGCACAGCTATATATTAGCGAGCAATGCCTCAGATAAAAAACCGGCCAAGGATAATCCGCTGAAGATTCGCCGGCGGCAAAGGAATGCCAATACATGAGCATAGGCGATTACCTGTGCTCATGCAATGTATTGCCTTTATGTGGATTGTGGGCAATAGATTTCTGATCTATTTCTGTGCGCCGTATCGTCGCCGTATTCCCCCATTAACAGAGACCGTAGCCCGACGGGGAATTCCTTCTGCGCGAGTGTGCGGGAATAATCAAAAACGATGCACACCGGGTTTTTACCGCGTTTATGATTCGCGGGTTTGTCCCTCATGCTCGCCAGCCCTGTGCGAGGGTGGAAGAAACAGGGCATGTATTCAGGAGCGTGCGGCCACGGTCGCACGGTATCTTTGTCAGGAGGTTGTGATGAAAGAGTCGCAGAAATTTAATTCAATAATGGAACGATTCTGTTCTCCTGAGCGAGAGGCTTACATCATGCATTCATTGAGTGCCTGTTGTAATATCGCCAAACATTAATCAGGTGCGCGAGATGTCGGCTAATACTGACCCTGACGAAATGTGACGCTGCTCTAATCTGAAAGATGGTGCAGACGACCTATAGTTCGCATCCATTCCTGATTACCCTATTCAAGTTGATGAGACAGAAACATGACAGCAGCTAAAGAGCAGATTGAATATGAGCTAAATGAATTCTTCGCGTCCGCCCTTGGTGATGTGTTTAAAAGTTGCCGACTGGCTGAAAGCGTATCGGATTACCAGATCTCTACTGTTAGTTTTCCAACGGAAAAAAACGCCTGGTTGGAGCTTGGTGAATTACCCGTGATTATCGAGTTGTCTAACGGACGTTGCTTTGAGATTAGTGCGTCTGAATGGTTGCAGATCACACCGCTTTAAATTAAGCCCGCTGCCCACCTTGGCTACAGGCATTCGCTAGTGGCTGGGTCCTTTCCGGCGATCCGGCAGGCTACGGGGCGTCAGACGCGCGGGTTTTCGCTATTTATGAAAATTTTCCGGTTTAAGGCGTTTCCGTTCTTCTTCGCCGTAACCTAATGTTTTTATTTAAAACACCCCCTGAAAAGAAAGGAAACGACAGGTGCTGAAAACGAGCTTTTTGGCCTCTGTCGTTTCCTTTCTCTGTTTTTGTCCGTGGAATGAACAATGGAAGTCAACAAAAAGCAGCTGGCTGACATTTTCGGTGCGAGTATCCGTACCATTCAGAACTGGCAGGAGCAGGGAATGCCAGTTCTGCGAGGCGGTGGGAAGGGTAATGAGGTGCTTTATGACTCTGCCGCCGTCATAAAATGGTATGCCGAAAGGGATGCTGAAATTGAGAACGAAAAGCTGCGCCGGGAGGTTGAAGAACTGCGGCAGGCCAGCGAGACAGATCTGCAGCCAGGGACTATTGAGTACGAACGCCATCGACTTACGCGTGCGCAGGCCGACGCACAGGAGCTGAAAAATGCCAGAGACTCCGCTGAAGTGGTGGAAACCGCATTCTGTACTTTCGTGCTGTCGCGGATCGCAGGTGAAATTGCCAGTATTCTCGACGGGATCCCCCTGTCGGTGCAGCGGCGTTTTCCGGAACTGGAAAACCGACATGTTGATTTCCTGAAACGGGATATCATCAAAGCCATGAACAAAGCAGCCGCGCTGGATGAACTGATACCGGAGTTGCTGAGTGAATATATCGAACAGTCAGGTTGACAGGCTGCGGCATTTTGTCCGCGCCGGGCTTCGTGCCCTGTTCAGGCCGGAGCCACAGACCGCCGTTGAATGGGCGGATGCTAATTACTATCTCCCGAAAGAATCCGCATACCAGGAAGGGCGCTGGGAAACACTGCCCTTTCAGCGGGCCATCATGAATGCGATGGGCAGCGACTACATCCGTGAGGTGAATGTGGTGAAGTCTGCCCGTGTCGGTTATTCCAAAATGCTGCTGGGTGTTTATGCCTACTTCATAGAGCATAAGCAGCGCAACACACTTATCTGGTTGCCGACGGATGGTGATGCCGAGAACTTTATGAAAACTCACGTTGAGCCGACCATCCGTGATATTCCGTCGCTGCTGGCGCTGGCTCCGTGGTATGGCAAAAAGCACCGGGATAATACGCTCACCATGAAGCGTTTCACCAATGGTCGTGGCTTCTGGTGCCTGGGCGGTAAAGCGGCAAAAAACTACCGTGAAAAGTCAGTGGATGTGGCGGGTTATGATGAACTTGCTGCCTTTGATGATGATATTGAACAGGAAGGCTCTCCGACGTTCCTGGGCGACAAGCGTATTGAAGGCTCGGTCTGGCCAAAGTCCATCCGTGGCTCCACGCCCAAAGTGAGAGGCACCTGCCAGATTGAGCGTGCAGCCAGTGAATCCCCGCATTTTCTGCGTTTTCATGTTGCCTGCCCGCACTGCGGGGAGGAGCAGTATCTTAAATTTGGCGATAAAGAGACGCCGTTTGGCCTCAAATGGACGCCGGATGACCCCTCCAGCGTGTTTTATCTCTGCGAGCATAATGCCTGCGTCATCCGCCAGCAGGAGCTGGACTTTACTGATGCCCGTTATATCTGCGAAAAGACCGGGATCTGGACCCGTGATGGCATTCTCTGGTTTTCGTCATCCGGTGAAGAGATTGAACCGCCGGACAGTGTGACCTTTCACATTTGGACGGCGTACAGCCCGTTCACCACCTGGGTGCAGATTGTCAAAGACTGGATGAAAACGAAAGGGGATACGGGAAAACGTAAAACCTTCGTGAACACCACGCTCGGTGAGACGTGGGAAGCGAAAATCGGTGAACGTCCGGATGCCGAGCTGATGGTCGAGCGGAAAGAGCATTATTCAGCGCCCGTTCCTGATCGTGTGGCTTACCTGACCGCCGGTATCGACTCCCAGCTGGACCGCTACGAAATGCGCGTATGGGGATGGGGGCCGGGTGAGGAAAGCTGGCTGATTGACCGGCAGATTATTATGGGCCGCCACGACGATGAGCAGACGCTGCTGCGTGTGGATGAGGCCATCAATAAAACCTATACACGCCGGAATGGTGCAGAAATGTCGGTATCCCGTATCTGCTGGGATACTGGCGGGATTGACCCGACCATTGTGTATGAACGCTCGAAAAAGCATGGGCTGTTCCGGGTGATCCCCATTAAAGGGGCATCCGTCTACGGAAAGCCGGTGGCCAGCATGCCACGTAAGCGAAACAAAAACGGGGTTTACCTTACCGAAATCGGTACGGATACCGCGAAAGAGCAGATTTATAACCGCTTCACACTGACGCCGGAAGGGGATGAACCGCTTCCCGGTGCCGTTCACTTCCCGAATAACCCGGATATTTTTGATCTGACCGAAGCGCAGCAGCTGACTGCCGAAGAGCAGGTCGAAAAATGGGTGGATGGCAGAAAAAAAATACTGTGGGACAGCAAAAAGCGACGCAATGAGGCGCTCGACTGCTTCGTTTATGCGCTGGCGGCGCTGCGCATCAGTATTTCCCGCTGGCAGCTGGATCTCAGTGCACTGCTGGCGAGCCTGCAGGAAGAGGATGGTGCAGCAACCAACAAGAAAACACTGGCAGATTACGCCCGTGCCTTATCCGGAGAGAATGAATGACGCGACAGGAAGAACTTGCCGCTGCCCGTGCGGCACTGCATGACCTGATGACAGGTAAACGGGTGGCAACAGTACAGAAAGACGGACGGCGAGTGGAGTTTACGGCCACTTCCGTGTCTGACCTGAAAAAATACATTGCGGAGCTGGAAGTGCAGACCGGCATGACACTGCGACGCAGGGGACCCGCAGGATTTTATGTATGAAAACGCCCACCATTCCCACCCTTCTGGGGCCGGACGGCATGACATCGCTGCGCGAATATGCCGGTTATCACGGCGGTGGCAGCGGATTTGGTGGGCAGTTGCGGGCGTGGAACCCACCGGGTGAAAGTGTGGATGCAGCCCTGCTGCCCAATTTTACCCGTGGCAATGCCCGCGCGGACGATCTGGTACGCAATAACGGCTATGCCGCCAACGCCATCCAGCTGCATCAGGATCATATCGTCGGGTCTTTTTTCCGGCTCAGTCATCGCCCAAGCTGGCGCTATCTGGGCATCGGGGAGGAAGAAGCCCGTGCCTTTTCCCGCGAGGTTGAAGCGGCATGGAAAGAGTTTGCCGAGGATGACTGTTGTTGCATTGACGTTGAGCGAAAACGCACGTTTACCATGATGATTCGGGAAGGTGTGGCCATGCACGCCTTTAACGGTGAACTGTTCGTTCAGGCCACCTGGGATACCAGTCCGTCGCGGTTGTTCCGGACACAGTTCCGGATGGTCAGCCCGAAGCGCATCAGCAACCCGAACAATACCGGCGACAGCCGGAACTGCCGTGCCGGTGTGCTGATTAATGACAGCGGTGCGGCGCTGGGATATTACGTCAGCGAGGACGGGTATCCTGGCTGGATGCCGCAGAAATGGACATGGATACCCCGTGAGTTACCCGGCGGGCGCGCCTCGTTCATTCACGTTTTTGAACCCGTGGAGGACGGGCAGACCCGCGGTGCAAATGTGTTTTACAGCGTGATGGAGCAGATGAAGATGCTCGACACGCTGCAGAACACGCAGCTGCAGAGCGCCATTGTGAAGGCGATGTATGCCGCCACCATTGAAAGTGGGCTGGATACGCAGTCAGCGATGGATTTTATTCTTGGCGCGAACAGTCAGGAGCAGCGGGAAAGGCTGACGGGCTGGATTGGTGAAATTGCCGCGTATTACTCCGCAGCGCCGGTCCGTCTGGGAGGCGCAAAAGTGCCGCACCTGATGCCGGGTGACTCACTGAACCTGCAGACGGCTCAGGACACGGATAACGGCTACTCCGTGTTTGAGCAGTCACTGCTGCGGTATATCGCTGCCGGGCTGGGTGTCTCGTATGAGCAGCTTTCCCGGAATTACGCCCAGATGAGCTACTCCACGGCACGGGCCAGCGCGAACGAGTCGTGGGCGCACTTTATGGGGCGGCGAAAATTCGTTGCATCCCGTCAGGCGAGCCAGATGTTTCTGTGCTGGCTGGAAGAGGCCATCGCCCGCCGCGTGGTGACGTTACCTTCAAAAGCGCGCTTCAGTTTTCAGGAAGCCCGCAGTGCATGGGGGAACTGCGACTGGATAGGCTCCGGTCGTATGGCCATCGATGGTCTGAAAGAAGTTCAGGAAGCGGTGATGCTGATAGAAGCCGGGCTGAGTACCTACGAGAAAGAGTGTGCAAAACGCGGCGATGACTATCAGGAAATTTTTGCCCAGCAGGTCCGTGAAACGATGGAGCGCCGCGCGGCTGGTCTTAAACCGCCCGCCTGGGCGGCTGCGGCATTTGAATCCGGGCTGCGACAATCAACAGAGGAGGAGAAGAGTGACAGCAGCGCTGCGTAATCTCCCGCATATTGCCAGCATGGCCTTTAATGAGCCGCTGATGCTTGAACCCGCCTATGCGCGGGTTTTCTTTTGTGCGCTTGCAGGCCAGCTTGGGATCAGCCGCCTGACGGATGCGGTGTCCGGTGACAGCCTGACTGCCGGAGAGGCACCCGCGACGCTGGCGTTAGCCGGTGATGGTGACGGGCCACGACAGGCCCGCAGTTATCAGGTCATGAACGGCATCGCCGTGCTGCCGGTGTCCGGCACGCTGGTCAGCCGGACGCGGGCGCTGCAGCCGTATTCGGGGATGACCGGTTACAACGGCATTATCGCCCGTCTGCAACAGGCTGCCAGCGACCCGATGGTGGACGGCATTCTGCTCGATATGGACACGCCCGGCGGGATGGTGGCGGGGGCATTTGACTGCGCTGACATCATCGCCCGTGTGCGTGACATAAAACCGGTATGGGCGCTGGCCAACGACATGAACTGCAGTGCAGGTCAGTTGCTTGCCAGTGCCGCCTCCCGGCGTCTGGTCACACAGACCGCCCGGACAGGCTCCATCGGCGTCATGATGGCTCACAGTAATTACGGTGCTGCGCTGGAGAAACAGGGTGTGGAAATCACGCTGATTTACAGCGGCAGCCATAAGGTGGATGGCAACCCCTACAGCCATCTTCCGGATGACGTCCGGGAGACACTGCAGTCCCGGATGGATGCAACCCGTCAGATGTTTGCGCAGAAGGTGTCGGCATATACCGGTCTGTCCGTGCAGGCCGTGCTGGATACCGAGGCTGCAGTGTACAGCGGTCAGGAGGCCATTGATGCCGGACTGGCTGATGAACTTGTTAACAGCACCGATGCGATCACCGTCATGCGTGATGCACTGGATGCACGTAAATCCCGTCTCTCAGGAGGGCGAATGACCAAAGAGACTCAATCAACAACTGTTTCAGCCACTGCTTCGCAGGCTGACGTTACTGACGTGGTGCCAGCGACGGAGGGCGAAAACGCCAGCGCGGCGCAGCCGGACGTGAACGCGCAGATCACCGCAGCGGTTGCGGCAGAAAACAGCCGCATTATGGGGATCCTCAACTGTGAGGAGGCTCACGGACGCGAAGAACAGGCGCGCGTTCTGGCAGAAACCCCCGGAATGACCGTGGAAACGGCCCGCCGCATTCTGGCCGCAGCACCACAGAGTGCACAGGCGCGCAGTGACACTGCGCTGGATCGTCTGATGCAGGGTGCACCGGCACCGCTGGCTGCAGGTAACCCGGCATCTGATGCCGTTAACGATTTGCTGAACACACCAGTGTAAGGGATGTTTATGACGAGCAAAGAAACCTTTACCCATGACCAGCCGCTGGGCAACAGTGACCCGGCTCATACCGCAACCGCGCCCGGCGGATTGAGTGCGAAAGCGCCTGCAATGACCCCGCTGATGCTGGACACCTCCACCCGTAAGCTGGTTGCGTGGGATGGCACCACCGACGGTGCTGCTGTCGGCATTCTTGCTGTTGCTGCTGACCAGACCAGCACCACGCTGACGTTCTACAAGTCCGGCACGTTCCGTTATGAGGATGTGCTCTGGCCGGAGGCTGCCAGCGACGAGACGAAAAAACGGACCGCGTTTGCCGGAACGGCAATCAGCATCGTTTAACTTTACCCTTCATCACTAAAGGCCGCCTGTGCGGCTTTTTTTACGGGATTTTTTTATGTCGATGTACACAACCGCCCAGCTGCTGGCGGCAAATGAGCAGAAATTTAAGTTTGATCCGCTGTTTCTGCGTCTCTTTTTCCGTGAAAGCTATCCCTTCACCACGGAGAAAGTCTACCTCTCACAAATTCCGGGACTGGTAAACATGGCGCTGTACGTTTCGCCGATTGTTTCCGGTGAGGTTATCCGCTCCCGTGGCGGCTCCACCTCTGAATTTACGCCGGGATATGTCAAACCCAAGCATGAAGTGAATCCGCAGATGACCCTGCGTCGCCTGCCGGATGAAGATCCGCAGAATCTGGCGGACCCGGCTTACCGTCGCCGTCGCATCATCATGCAGAACATGCGTGACGAAGAGCTGGCCATTGCCCAGGTGGAAGAGATGCAGGCAGTTTCTGCCGTGCTTAAGGGCAAATACACCATGACCGGTGAAGCCTTTGATCCGGTTGAGGTGGATATGGGGCGCAGTGCGGCGAACAACATCACACAGTCCGGTGGCACGGAGTGGAGCAAGCGTGACAAGTCCACGTATGACCCGACCGACGATATCGAAGCCTATGCGCTGAACGCCAGCGGTGTGATTGATATCATCGTGTTTGATCCGAAAGGCTGGGCGCTGTTCCGTTCCTTCAAAGCCGTCAAGGAGAAGCTGGATACCCGTCGCGGCTCTCATTCCGAGCTGGAGACAGCGGTAAAAGACCTGGGCAAAGCGGTGTCTTATAAGGGAATGTATGGCGATGTGGCGATCGTCGTGTATTCCGGACAGTACGTGGAAAACGGCGTCAAAAAGAACTTCCTGCCGGACAACACGATGGTGCTGGGTAACACTCATGCACGCGGTCTGCGCACCTATGGCTGTATTCAGGATGCGGATGCATTGAGTGAGGGTATTAATGCGTCTCCCCGTTATCCGAAAAACTGGAAGACATCCGGCGATCCGGCGCGAGAGTTCACCATGATTCAGTCAGCACCGCTGATGCTGCTGGCTGACCCTGATGAGTTCGTGTCCGTACAACTGGCGTAATCATGGCCCTTCGGGGCCATTTTCTCTCTGTGGAGGAGTCCATGACGAAAGATGAACTGATTGCCCGTCTTCGCTCGCTGGGTGAGCAACTGAACCGTGATGTCAGCCTGACGGGGACGAAAGAAGAACTGGCGCTCCGTGTGGCAGAGCTGGAAGAGGAGCTTGATGACACGGATGACACTGCCGGTCAGGACACCCCTCTCAGCCCGGAAAATGTGCTGACCGGGCATGAAAATGAGGTGGTATCAGCGCAGCCGGATACCGTGATTCAGGATATGGCTGAACTGGTCACGGTTGTGGCACTGGTGACGCTGCATACCGATGCACTTCACGCCACGCGGGATGAACCTGTGGCATTTGTGCTTCCGGGAACGGCGTTCCGTGTCTCTGCCGGTGTGGCAGCTGAAATGACAGAGCGCGGCCTGGCCAGAATGCAATAACGGGAGGCGCTGTGGCTGATTTCGATAACCTGTTCGATGCTGCCATTGCCCGCGCCGATGAAACGATACGCGGGTACATGGGAACGTCAGCCACCATTACATCCGGTGAGCAGTCCGGCGCAGTAATACGTGGTGTTTTTGATGACCCTGAAAATATCAGCTATGCCGGACAGGGCGTGCGCGTTGAAGGCTCCAGCCCGTCCCTGTTTGTCCGGACTGATGATGTGCGGCAGCTGCGGCGCGGCGACACGCTGACCATCGGTGAGGAAAACTTCTGGATAGACCGGATTTCGCCGGATGATGGCGGAAGCTGTCATCTCTGGCTTGGGCGGGGCGTACCGCCTGCCGTTAACCGTCGTCGCTGAAAGGAGGAGGTATGTCCATAAAAGGTCTTGAGCAGGCCGTTGAAAATCTCAGCCGTATCAGCAAAACGGCGGTGCCCGGTGCCGCCGCAATGGCCATTAACCGTGTTGCTTCATCCGCGATATCGCAGTCGGCGGCACAGGTTGCCCGTGAGACAAAGGTACGCCGGAAACTGGTAAAGGAAAGGGCCAGGCTGAAAAGGGCCACGGTCAAAAACCCGCAGGCCAGAATCAAGGTTAACCGGGGGGATTTGCCCGTAATCAAGCTGGGTAATGCGCGGGTTGTCCTGTCCCGACGCAGGCGACGTAAAAAGGGGCAGCGTTCATCCCTGAAAGGTGGCGGCAGCGTGCTTGTGGTGGGAAACCGTCGTATTCCCGGCGCGTTTATTCAGCAACTGAAAAATGGCCGGTGGCATGTCATGCAGCGTGTGGCCGGGAAAAACCGTTACCCCATTGATGTGGTGAAAATCCCGATGGCGGTGCCGCTGACCACGGCGTTTAAACAGAATATTGAGCGGATACGGCGTGAACGTCTTCCGAAAGAGCTGGGCTATGCGCTGCAGCATCAACTGAGAATGGTAATAAAGCGATGAAACATACTGAACTCCGTGCAGCCGTACTGGATGCACTGGAGAAGCATGACACCGGGGCGACGCTTTTTGATGGTCGCCCCGCTGTTTTTGATGAGGCGGATTTTCCGGCAGTTGCCGTTTATCTCACCGGCGCTGAATACACGGGCGAAGAGCTGGACAGCGATACCTGGCAGGCGGAGCTGCATATTGAAGTTTTCCTGCCTGCTCAGGTGCCGGATTCAGAGCTGGATTCGTGGATGGTGTCCCGGATTTATCCGGTGATGAGCGATATCCCGGCACTGTCAGATTTGATCACCAGTATGGTGGCCAGTGGCTATGACTACCGGCGCGACGATGATGCGGGCCTGTGGAGTTCAGCCGATCTGACTTATGTCATTACCTATGAAATGTGAGGACGATATGCCAACACCAAATCCTCTGGCACCGGTGAAAGGGGCCGGAACCACCCTGTGGGTTTATAAGGGGAACGGTGACCCTTATGCGAACCCGCTTTCAGACGTTGACTGGTCGCGTCTGGCAAAAGTTAAAGACCTGACGCCCGGCGAACTGACCGCTGAGTCCTATGACGACAGCTATCTCGATGATGAAGATGCGGACTGGACTGCGACCGGGCAGGGGCAGAAATCTGCCGGAGATACCAGCTTCACGCTGGCGTGGATGCCCGGAGAGCAGGGGCAGCAGGCGCTGCTGGCGTGGTTTAATGAAGGTGATACCCGTGCCTATAAAATCCGCTTCCCGAACGGCACGGTCGATGTGTTCCGTGGCTGGGTCAGCAGTATCGGTAAGGCGGTGACGGCGAAGGAAGTGATCACCCGCACGGTGAAGGTCACCAATGTGGGACGCCCGTCGATGGCTGAAGATCGCAGTACGGTGACGGCGGCAACCGGCATGACGGTAACGCCAGCCAGTGCTTCCGTAGTGAAAGGGCAGAGCACCACGCTGACCGTGGCATTCCAGCCGGAAGGCGTAACCGACAAGAGCTTCCGTGCGGTGTCTTCGGATAAAACAAAAGCCACCGTGTCGGTCAGTGGTATGACCATCACCGTGAACGGTGTTGCTGCAGGCAAGGTCAACATTCCGGTCGTATCCGGTAATGGTGAACTTGCTGCGGTTGCAGAAATTACCGTCACCGCCAGTTAATCCGGAGAGTCAGCGATGTTCCTGAAAACCGAATCATTTGAATATAACGGCGTGACCGTCACGCTTTCTGAACTGTCAGCCCTGCAGCGTATTGAGCATCTTGCCCTGATGAAACGGCAGGCAGAACTGGCGGGATCCGACAGCAACCGGCTGGTTACTGTGGAAGACGTCATCAGAACCGGCGCGTTTCTGGTGGCGATGTCCCTGTGGCATAACCATCCGAAGAAGACGCAGATGCCGTCCATGAATGAGGCCGTTAAACAGATTGAGCAGGAAGTGCTTACCACCTGGCCCACAGAGGCAATTTCTCATGCTGAAAACGTGGTGTACCGGCTGTCCGGTATGTATGAGTTTGTGGTGAATGATGCCCCTGAACAGGCAGAGGACGCCGGGCCTGCAGAGCCTGTTTCTGCGGGAAAGTGTTCGACGGTGAGCTGAGTTTTGCCCTGAAACTGGCGCGTGAGATGGGGCGACCCGACTGGCGCGCCATGCTTGCCGGGATGTCATCCACGGAGTATGCCGACTGGCACCGCTTTTACAGTACCCACTATTTTCATGATGTTCTGCTGGATATGCACTTTTCCGGGCTGACGTACACCGTACTCAGCCTGTTTTTCAGCGATCCGGATATGCATCCGCTGGATTTCAGTCTGCTGAACCGGCGTGAGGCTGACGAAGAGCCTGAAGATGATGTGCTGATGCAAAAAGCGGCAGGGCTTGCCGGAGGCGTCCGCTTTGACCCGGACGGGAATGAAGTTATCCCCGCTTCCCCGGATGTGGCGGGCATGACGGAGGATGACGTAATGCTGATGACAGTATCAGAAGGGATCGCAGGAGGAGTCCGGTATGGCTGAACCGGTAGGCGATCTGGTCGTTGATTTAAGTCTGGATGCGGCCAGATTTGACGAGCAGATGGCCAGAGTCAGGCGTCATTTTTCCGGTACGGAAAGTGATGCGAAAAAAACAGCGGCAGTCGTTGAACAGTCAATGAACCGGCAGGCGCTGGCTGCACAGAAAGCGGGGATTTCCGTCGGGCAGTATAAAGCCGCCATGCGTATGCTGCCTGCGCAGTTCACCGACGTGGCCACGCAGCTTGCAGGGGGGCAGAACCCGTGGCTCATCCTGCTGCAACAGGGCGGTCAGGTGAAGGACTCTTTCGGCGGTATGATCCCCATGTTCAGGGGGCTTGCCGGTGCGATCACCCTGCCGATGGTCGGTGTCACCTCGCTGGCGGTGGCGACAGGTGCGCTGGCGTATGCCTGGTATCAGGGGGACTCAACCCTGTCCAGTTTCAATAAAACGCTGGTCCTTTCCGGTAATCAGGCAGGACTGACGGCAGATCGTATGCTGGTCCTGTCCAGAGCCGGGCAGGCGGCAGGGCTGACGTTTAACCAGACCAGCGAGTCACTGACGGCGCTGGTGAATGCCGGTGTGCGTGGTGGTGAGCAGTTTGAGGCGATCAGCCAGAGTGTGGCGCGTTTCTCCTCTGCATCCGGCGTGGAAGTGGACAAGGTCGCTGAAGCCTTCGGGAAGCTGACCACAGACCCGACGTCAGGGCTGACAGCGATGGCACGTCAGTTCCATAACGTGACGGCGGAGCAGATTGCGTATGTTGCTCAGTTGCAGCGTTCCGGAGATGAAGCCGGGGCATTGCAGGCGGCGAACGAGGCCGCAACGAAAGGGTTTGATGACCAGACCCGTAAACTGAAAGAGAACATGGGCACGCTGGAGACCTGGGCAGACAGGACAGCGCGGGCATTCAAATCCATGTGGGATTCGGTGCTGGATATTGGTCGCCCGGACACAGCCCAGGAAATGCTGGAGAAAGCAGAAAAGGCTTTTGATGAGGCGGACAAAAAATGGCAGTGGTATCAGAGCCGGAGCCACCGACGCGGTAAAACCTCAGCATTTCTTGCCAATCTCCGGGGAGCATGGGAGGACAGAGCGAATGCGCAACTTGGGCTTTCAGCCGCCACGTTGCAGGCCGATCTTGAAAAGGCCAGAGAGATGGCAGCAAAGGACTGGGCCGACTCTGAGGCATCACGGCTGAAATATACCGAAGAGGCGCAGAAGGCTTACGAACGTCTGCAGACGCCGCTGGAGAAATATACCGCCCGTCAGGAAGAACTGAATAAGGCACTGAAAGACGGGAAAATCCTGCAGGCAGATTACAACACGCTGATGGCGGCGGCGAAAAAGGATTATGAAGCGACGCTGAAAAAGCCGAAACAGTCCGGCGTGAAGGTGTCTGCGGGAGAGCGTCAGGAAGATCGAGCACATGCAGCTCTTCTTGCGTTACAAGCTGAACTAAAAATGCTTGAGCAGCATAGCGGAGCGAATGAAAAAATCAGCCAGCAGCGCCGGGATTTGTGGACAGCCGAAAGCCAGTATGCCGTGTTGCATGAGAAGTTGTCTGCTGACGTTCTGGATGGACAGAAGAAATCGCTAAGTATCGAGGAAAAATCTCTTCTTGCTCATGAAAAAGAGACGCTGGAGTACAAACGTCAGCTGGCTGAACTTGGCGATAAGGTTGAACACCAGAAACGGCTGAACGAACTGGTACAGCAGGCGGATAAATTCGCACAGCAACAACGGGCAAAACGGGCAGCCATTGAGGCGAAAAGCCGGGGACTGACTGACCGGCAGGCAGCGCGGGAAGCCATGGAACAGCGCCTGAAGGAACAGTATGGCGATAATCCGCTGGCGCTGAATAACGTCATGTCAGAGCAGAAAAAGACCTGGGCGGCTGAAGACCAGCTTCGCGGGAGCTGGATGGCAGGCCTGAAGTCCGGCTGGAGTGAGTGGGAAGAGAGCGCCACGGACAGTATGTCGCAGGTTAAAAGTGCAGCCACGCAGACCTTTGATGGTATTGCACAGAATATGGCGGCGATGCTGACCGGCAGTGAACAGAACTGGCGCAGCTTCACCCGCTCCGTGCTGTCCATGATGACAGAAATTCTGCTTAAGCAGGCAATGGTGGGGATTGTCGGGAGTATCGGCAGCGCCATTGGCGGTGCTACCGGTGGCGGCGCATCCGCGTCAGGCGGTACAGCCATTCAGGCCGCTGCGGCGAAATTCCATTTTGCGACCGGGGGATTTACGGGAACCGGCGGCAAATATGAGCCAGCGGGGATTGTTCACCGTGGTGAATTTGTCTTCACGAAGGAGGCAACCAGCCGGATTGGCGTGGGGAATCTCTACCGGCTGATGCGCGGCTATGCCACCGGCGGTTATGTCGGTACACCGGGCAGCATGGCAGACAGCCGGTCGCAGGCGTCCGGGACGTTTGAGCAGAATAACCATGTGGTGATTAACAACGACGGCACGAACGGGCAGATTGGACCACAGGCGCTGAAGGCTGTGTATGACATGGCCCGCAAGGGTGCCCGTGATGAAATTCAGGCACAGATGCGTGATGGTGGCTTGTTCTCCGGAGGTGGACGATGAAAACCTTCCGCTGGAAAGTGAAACCCGGGATGGATGTGACATCGGCTCCTTCCGTCAGGGAGGTGCGCTTTGGTGATGGCTATTCCCAGCGTGCGCCTGCCGGGCTGAACGCTGACCTGAAAACGTACAGCGTGACGCTTTCTGTTCCCCGTTGGGAGGCCACGGCGCTGGAGTCGTTTCTGGCTGAGCACGGGGGCTGGAAGGCCTTTCTGTGGACGCCGCCTTATGGTTACAGGCAGATAAAGGTGACCTGCGCAAAATGGTCGTCGCAGGTCAGTATGTTGCGTGTTGAGTTCAGCGCAGAGTTTAAACAGGTGGTGAACTGATGCAGGATATCCGGCAGGAAACACTGAATGAATGCACCCGTGCGGAGCAGTCGGCCAGCGTGGTGCTCTGGGAAATCGATCTGACAGAGGTCGGTGGAGAACGTTATTTTTTCTGTAATGAGCAGAACGAAAAAGGTGAGCCGGTCACCTGGCAGGGGCGGCAGTATCAGGCGTATCCCATTCAGGGGAGCGGTTTTGAACTGAATGGCAAAGGCACCAGTACGCGGCCCACGCTGGCAGTCTCTAACCTGTACGGCATGGTCACCGGTATGGTGGAAGATATGCAGAGTCTGGTCGGCGGAACGGTGGTCCGGCGTAAGGTTTACGCCCGTTTTCT